AAAGGATCGTTTAATGGAATGGTATATGGATCGCCCAAATAGATATTTCTATCTCTTGAGAAGCCGCCAGTTCCCACGCCAGGCTGAAACTGAATCTGCAATTCGTCAAAATACTGTCTTTGCAAGTCTGCTACCAAGTGAGGCGCACGCCTTAATCTGCGGATTTCATCACCATTATCGGTATATTCTGACTGGTCTAACTGGTATAAATTGCCGTTTTCCCAATCTCCAACCACCACAATATCTTGGAAAACTGCCGCACAATTACTGCGATGCCGATGGTAAACATTGTTTGAGTCCACCCAAAGCCACTTATGCCATAGGCTAGTAGTAAAGTCATAGGCCCAAGTAATGTCTATAGTTGGGAAGTTCACAACATAAACTTCATGGCCTTCAAGCTGGTAAGTATAAGCTATAGCATCTGCCGTAAATTGATCTAAAAGGGTATTTTCTACAGCATGGGTAGAAATACGCTGTGGCGTATAGCCGTTCATAAATACAATTTGGTTTTGCCCACGAATATTTTGCGATACATAAGCAAAAGCATTTCCAAGCCTAGCTACAGAAAATGGAGCAATAATGCCCTGTTGCGTAGCACTTCCAGGAATACGCTGATAGGCTAATGGGAATGTACCTTGGTCTTGCCATACTTCTGATGATTTTTCGCCCAGCAAGTAAAGCTGTCCATTACTAGCTACCAAAGAAACCAAGTTATCAGGAGAAGTAAACTTGCTACCAAAGCTCAATGGCTGGGTAATAGGGCTAAGAATGTCTGAAACGGCAAATTGCTGGCTATTAGGTCTGTTATAAATAAAGTAGTTATCGTTTACATCAACAACTACGCCACCTTCAAAAGCACCATCTGTAGTAGGCATAATGCTAAATTGTTCAGCATACATAGTCCTAGAAGTAAGCGTTAAAGAACCGCCACTTAATATGTAAGTTCCTACACCGCCAGTTCCTGTTCCCAAAGCAGTAATAATTGTTCCAGTTGGAATTCCTGCACCAATAACTGTTGTTCCAACCTGAATAGTGCCACTAGCTATAGCCGAAACTGTTAGCGTTACGATTGAACCAGCAGTTGCTATTGAGCCTGTAAATATGGCAGAAGGCGCATCAGCATACAATGTTTGCGATGTAATTTGCTGATTATTATTAACAGTCCAGCTAAAGCCTGATCCGCTAGTAATAATTGTTCCTGGCAAAACTCCAAAGCCAAATATTTGCTGTCCTACGCTTATTTGACCTGTCACTAAATTAGAAATATTTAATGTTGTTCCTGCAATACTTCCTATAAATGTTGCTGTGTCAGGCGTATCAATAAGTCTTGAATACCTATTGTTACCATCTACAATGTAAACATAAATGCCATTGTCAGTAATGCTTACAGGGCCAGTAGCAGTTAAAAGTTGCCCAATAATCGTAGAAACGCCATTAAAAGCTACGGAATATACATATTCACCGCATACGGCTATAAGCTGTGAGCCGCCTGAAGATATAGTTCTTAGACCTCTAACTGGTCTATTTGGCTGTAAATTGGTTATGTATTTAAGTCCAGGCGTAGGGTAAAGAGCAACCACGCCTCTTTCGCCTTGGGCTTTTGTAGGATCTATCTCAGGCCGCCAATTAATACACTCTTGGTCATTCTGATAAATAGAAGGGGCTGTGTAGGAAGCTCCTACAAATCCAAAGTCAGCCATTATCCTGTAAACCCACCGCTAAGAATCCAGCCAGCATCTTTAGCTTTGCCTGAAAGCATTGCATCAGGAAAGCTTGCTACTATTACTGGTTTCATATTTGTGCGTTTCAAAGTAGCTTTTGCTTGAGCCGCATAAGCATTAATCATGCCTATTTGAGTAGTAGATACCTTGCCATACATAGGCATAAGCCGTTCAGCCAAACACCACCGCAAAGCCATAGAATAGCCTTGTGGGAATGTTAAATTTTCATATAAATTGTCATAAGTGCTAAATAAGGTTTGAGCAAATATGTGCATTTCGCCCTGAGAAGGATTAGGCCATACAGTTAAATTGCCTGATTCTGCGTTTGGATTAAAATAAAGGGCTTTAGGCCAAGGGCCATTTAAAGTCTTTAAGCCAATTTGGTTGTAGTTATCTAATGCCAAAATACTGACTTGGTAATCCAATCCACCGCCATAAATAGGCTGTCCATTGCTTGTCGTATTGATTCGGACAAAAGCACTATCAATGCCTAATGGCTTTTGATAGTAAAGGGTAATAGGAATAGGCGTTACAGAAGCCCCCATAGCCGTACTAGCGACTGTTTGGCTTGCGCTGACCATGTATGTACCCACGCCACCGCTTGAGCTTATAACGGAGCTTATAGTCGTTCCTGCCGTTACTCCTGAACCAGTAATAGTTGCGCCAGCCCCAATATAGCCAGCAGATATAGCTGTAACAGTTAATGTTGTGCCTGAAATTGAGCCTGTAAATACGGCTGGAGGAGTAGTAGCATCATTATTAAGCCTGTAAGTACCAGCTTCGTTTATATTGCCACCACCGCCAGTTAAAAATTCAACAATTTTGGTGTTTACGCCAATAACGCCAATAGCACTAAGGGTTTGCCCTTGGGCTATTGCTCCGCTTGTAACGCCAGTAACAGTTAAAACTTTGCCTGAAATTGTGCCTGTGCAAGCCGCACCAATGTAATTTGCTGTGCTAGGATCAGGGCCAATGGTGTATTGAATTTGCCCTGCAATAACAGGAAATACAATTTCGGTCACATTGTAGACCATCATGTTTTCATTTGACCATTGATCTATAAGGTCATTAAGCATTTCCAAAGCATCTTGAGCCGCTTCAGGAGTTGGAACTTCCCCAGCTTCTAATGCCCCAATGTCTTTTAATGCCCTGCTAATAATGTCAATTGGCTGAGTCATAGTATTCCGTTAAATTTTTACTGTAAAAGTAGGCAAAACCCAAGGCTTTTTAAGTGAAACTGGCTTAATAGCTAGTAATTGCTTTTCTAAATTATCCTCAATAATGCACTTTTCATCAATTATTGATTCACTTTTTATCCAAGCAATTACATCCTTTTCGGTAGTTTCTTTTTGCAAAAAATGGGTTTTATCTTTAAAAATCCAAAATCCTTCAGTAAATACTGAATTGTTATTATCAGAAGCTTTAACGCTATATTTGACTTGCGTTATTTCTGTAGCTTCTTGAATAATGTCTAAAACTTTCCAAGAAAAAATCATCCTGTGTATGTTCCTGATGCATTAAATTGCATAATGGTATTAGAACCGCTAGTGGTAACTGTAGGTGATCCTGTTATTGTTCCTGTGTAGTTTGCTGTAGGCACAGAAATAATAACCACACCTGATCCACCTGATCCACCATAACCGCCACCACCACCGCCTCTGTTTGCAGTTCCTGATGAACCGCCGCCAGTATTTCCTAGTCCACCTGTACCGCCACCGCCATTACCACCTGAACCGCCTGTACTATTAGTAGCACCACTTGAGCCTGATCCACCACCACCGCCAGCATAAAAAACTGCAACACCTGTAATTGAAGATTGCAGTCCTACACCGCCATTACCACCAGTAGCAGGATTACCTGGCACTCCACTTGCACCAACAGCACCAGCACCGCCTCCACCGCCGCCTGAATACAATGAATCTACGCCATTTCCAGCGTTTCCACCTGCATTACCTTGTCCAGTTGTAGCAGATCCACCAAATTGAGTTGGAGGAGTACCGCCGCCAGTTGCTGAAGCACCACCGCCTGAACCGCCACTACCACCAGCATTTGTTCCTCCTGCCCCAATTCCACCGCCTATAGAAGTTCCAATTCCAGTAATGCTAGAGTTAGTTCCAGCAGTATTAACTGCACCACCAGCACCAATTGTTACTGTAAATACAGTAGCAGGAATAATGGTAAATACAGAAGATAGATAACCACCAGCACCACCGCCACCGCCATTTCCTGTGCTTCCACCGCCGCCGCCAGCTACTATTAAATATGTGCCTGTGTAAGAGCCTTGATTTGTTGTTGTAAATTGAACCCAGTTTGTCCCAACATAACCTTCATAAAAACCACCACCATCTGTGTTATAGCGAATTAATCCAGTTACAGGGCTTCCAGTTCTTTGTAAAGTCGTGCCTTTAGGAAGATAAACTTGACCAGTCCCACTAAAAGTGCCAGTTCCTGTAACTGTTAAATTATTAACAGTTAAATTGTTTGTTGTATCTGCAATTAACAAAGTTCCATTAGTAGCAGGAATTGTTAGATTAATTGTGCTTGCAGTATCCGCATTAGTTAAAGTAACTGTGCCGCCTGAAGGAGCTAAAAATACTAATTGAGACATGATTTTTCCTTAATAAATCTATAGTTATGCACTTTTAGGAATCATGCTTGGATCAAGAATTTCGCCTGTATATTGATCTCTTAAAGCATGAATACAATATGCAACAGTATTATCTTCTAATGCTGTCAATTCATGAATCTTATCTTTATGAATATAAATCATGTGAGGAGCTTTAAAAATAGATTCTTGACCTTCAATATTTACTTTTAAAGAGCCTGAAGCTAATAAAGTTAAATGGTCAAATTGGTGTTTATGACCAATTTCAATATCGCCATTTTTTTCAAAGTGCATCATTCTGCTATAAACATTAGCAACGCATCCAAGCTTTATTAATGGACTTGTCATTATTCAGCAACAGTTGTCGGAATAGCATTATCTGATGGAATAGGCATTAAAACCCAAGTTTTGGTTTGCTCATTCCATTTGTAAGGGCCGCCAGTTTCAGGGCAAGGTACTGGAGGATTCCAAAAACAGGTTTGCTCGTCAAGTAACCATGAATTAAATGGTTGTGGTGAAATAAACGCATCACGTTGGGCATCATACAGGTAACCGATACCAGCGTAGTTTTTACGCAACGCCTTTGTTTGATCTGCGCTTGGCGTATCGCTGTTAGGTTCGTAATGAACACCACCACGAGTATTGTAGGAAGTTTGAATCCATTGACCAGGCGAGCTGTCTACAAATGTATTAAAAAACTCTTGTTCGGCTACGATAACTTGCGTTACTTTACCGTCTACTACTTTTGCAAAATGACTCATTTTTTATTCCTTTATCCTGTGTAGCTACCGCTTGAGTTAAAACTAATAATAGTGTTTGATCCTGAAAAAGTAATAACAGGAGATCCAGTTGTTACTCCTGAATAAGCTGAAGTGGGTACAGATAATATAACTACACCTGAACCGCCTGTTCCACCGCCTCCTACTCCTGCACTAGCACCAGCACCACCATTTCCAGTATTAGCTGTACCTGAACCACTACCACTAGTACCGCCACCACTAGCATAAGTTACAGAAGCACCAGTAATGCTTGAAGCAGATCCTGCACCAGCAGATCCTCCGCTACCAGCACCTCCTGCACCACCACCACCGCCTGAAGGACTAGGGAATGCTCCTGTACCGCCAGCATTACCTAAACCACCTGATGCGCTTCCAGGCTGAGTTGCAGAACCAGCAGATCTTCCAGTAGCCGCAGGGCCACCGCCACCTGAACCACCACTAATACCATTATTTAAAGGCGTAGCTCCGCCACCGCCTCCAAGGCCAGTAATGGTAACGCCAGTTCCAGTAACGCTACTGTTTGTTCCTGAGCTTTGTGTTCCACCACCACCGCCAATTACGACTGTATAAACTACTGTAGGTGAAGCAGTAAATGTTCCTGTGACTAATCCACCTGCTCCACCTCCACCACCAGCTAAGTTATATCCTCCACCTACACCACCGCCACCGCCACCGCCACCAGCGGCAACTAAATAAGTGGCTGTATATGAAAATGGTGAAGTATTTATTTTTACCCAACCATTTGTAACGCCCGTATAGAGTTCAGCCACAGATTCTGTTGAATTCCATCTAACCATTCCAGCCACAGCACTTGAAGGTCTTTCAGCAGTAGTTCCTGAAGGAACAGCAAGAGCCCCAGTAGATCCAGTTAAAGCTAAAACACCAGTTCCAGGATTCCAGGTTAATTCTGTAGAGCCAGTATTAATACCGCTAATAGTTCCGCTAGTTGCGCTTGTAAATGTTAAATAACGAGTAGCATTAGTAGTAGTGTCATCAGTTACAGTTAAACCAGCAGAAATAGTTGTCCATGTTGGCGTAGCTCCTGTACCAGCAGAAGTTAATACTTGTCCTGCTGTTCCTTGTGAGCCATCAAAGCTAGTTGTGCCAGTTACGCTTAAATCGGTAAAACTGCCAGCTAAAGGCGTTGTTCCACCAATAGCCACATTATTCATTGTGGAAGCTGTTGTTGGATTAACAGTTAATGCACCAGCAGGGGCAATAGATACTGTGCCTGTGCCTGTTGGATTTATTTGAATGGCTGAATTAGCACCATTCATATTAATTGGGCCATCTATAGTGACATTTACGCCACCGCCACCGCCCCATTGCAAACAAGCAGATCCACCGCTAGTTCTTAATGAACCACCACCTGATCCTGCCGCATCAAAGTTTGTACCTACAAAGCCAGTTGTGGCTGTAATCGTAGTTCCACGAATGGTATTAGCAGTTGTGCCGCCGATTGCAGGAGGAGCAGATAAATCTAATGTACCGCCTAATGTAAGGCTTCCTGAAGAAGTAACTGTGCCACTTAAAGATATACCTGAAACAGTACCAGTACCGCTTACAGAAGTTACTGTTCCAGTTGTAGGAGTTGTCCAAGAAGGAATTCCTGAAGCCAATGTTAAAACTTGACCATTTGTACCAGCCGCCAAAAACGCAGTTGTACTAGCCGCAGATTGGTAAGGCAATGAGCCAGCCGAACCGCCAGCCAAGTTAGTGGATGTAGTAGCAGTAGCCGCATTTCCACCTACGCTTAAACTTGTAGCAGTACCAGTTAATCCTGTGCCTGGGCCAGTAAATTGAGTTCCAGCAGTAATAGTAGTGCCAGTTACAGCCGCCGCTGATGTAGCACCAACAGGCGTTCCATCAATAGTTCCACCAGTAATTGCTACGCTATTAGAGTTTTGCGTAGACATTGTGCCAAGACCTGAAACTTGAGTATTGGCAATAGCAATAGTTGTATTTGTAGCAGAAGTAATTTGCCCTTGTGCGTTTACAGCAACAACAGGAACAGAGCTTGCAGAGCCATAAGTAGCCGCAGTAACACCAGTATTTGTAATGCTAAATGTAAAAGCGGCTAAGGATAATCCTGTGCCAGCAAAGTAAGTACCAGCAACGCTAAAATTAGACCAATTCATTGCTGTAACGCCCAAAGTGCCGCCACTTTGTGCAGAGCAAAGCCAAGCAGATCCAAGCTGTGATCCGTATTCTACAAAACCAATAGCTGAAACATATTCTTCCCAGTTATCGCCATCAGCCGCATAAGCCCATGTACCGCTAGAAGCTATGTAAATACCATTTTGTGCGGCATTGGATTGGTTTTTAACCAAAACTCTATCGCCAGCTACAGTTTGATAGGTGTCAATAATTGGAAAACCTGAACGACTAGCAAGATTTGTTGTTGTTGCTACTTGAAATGGCTGTTTCCAACTAAGACCACTTGCTACAGAATCTACATATAGCTTGTTAGCAAGATCAGTATTGCCTGTTGGAGTTGCTAATACCTGACCGCTACTAAAAACAGCAGTAGAAGGTGTTGTAGCTCCAATAGTTGTGCTATTAATAGTGCTGTTAGTAATATTAAGACCTGATTGGTCAGGATTTATAATTGCAGTAAATGGTTCTCCTTGACCAATAAAAGTCTGAAACTCTCCATCAACGCTAAAATAAGCCTGAACAGGCAATAAATTCTGCACAGTAGAATTTGCTGGATTAGCCATGTTAAACCTTAATTAGTTAATGCCTTCGCCTGGCGTAATTTCAAGGCTTGTAGCCGCACTAGCAATAAACCAAGCATTAGGAGGAATACTGCTAAATACAGCTACGCCACTTGCAGGAATAGACAATACATTAGCAATACCAGCCGCAGTAGGAGTAGTAGCAACAGGCGTTACAGTCGCATTATTAGGCTCTTGAGGAGCCCAACCTACACGAACAATATTAGCAGTCAAATTCATAATACGATAACCAGTAGGATACATATTGTTATTTGTAATGACTTGAACTGGTGAAGTGCCAACTAAATAGGTTGCGCCAAATGGTGCAAATGCTGAGTTATACATAATTATTCCTTCGTTATTTCTTCGTCAAACTTTGTTAATAGCATTTTATAAGCGGAAACTACCGCCTCAGTTTGAACCAAAAAGACTTGCGCCTTGTTTAGTTCAGTCTGCATGGCAGTAATTTCAGCCTCTAAAAACTCTTTAGTTATCATGCCGCAGAAGCGCACATAATGTAGTAAGGAGTGCCATCACTTGCTACCACTTTGATTGTTTTAGCAATAGTAGCTGTACTTGTAACAAACATTGCGGCAGGAATATTAAACAAATTGGTCATTTTGGCAGTTCCGCTTTCGGTAAAACGAATCCAAGAAGCTGAACCTGGCAATGTAACACCTGAAGCAAAGTCTGTATCAACTTGAATAGCCGCTAAAGTACCACCTGGTGCGGCTGTAGTTGCGCCCAAAGTTGCACGAATAGCATTAGCCGCACCTGAAACTGAACCACCATCTACACCAACGCTGATATGTGCGCCGTTGATTGTTCCAGCAACAGCAGAAGAAGCTTTAGTAATAGAAGCGTAAGCACGAATAGTTTCGCCTGATCCTGCGCCTGTAAATTTAAGACGACTGTAAGTTAAGCGAGTATCACCATTTGTAGCAGAAGTAGCTACATATTCAGAATTAACATTGCTTGAAGTGGTAACTTGCTGATAATTGCCTGAAGTTCCAATGCTGTAACCAACAATGGCTGGATCGGCATAAGCTACACCAGTTGCGATTGAATTGCTCATATTTTTTCCTTTAAATAAGGTTAAATCATTATAGGTTGTTTAAGAAAAAAAGCCACGCTTTTTGGGCATGGCTTTCTTCCATTTACTTCAAGATATTAGTTTGATACGCTAAAGTCATAACCATATACATAAACATCAAATGTTGCACCAGCTACCGCAGTAGTTAGTCCAGCAGTTACATTTAGGTAAAGGGCATCTACAGTAGTTGCCGTAGTTTGTGCAGTAGGAGCAACCAAAGAAACGCCCACAACAGAAGCAAGGTTAGCCGCAGTAATAGCACCATACAGGCTTGAACCGCCTGAAGTGGTTGCTACGCCTAAAGCCAAACCAGTAGGCGTTACAGCCGCACCGGCGTTGTTTAGGTTAGTAACAATTAAGCTTTGTGGCAAAAATACAGAGCTATTTACTACTGGCATTTTATAGCTTGCAATAGCGTTAGCATTTACATTCTTAATAGTAGCGATCAAGCGTAGTGTTTGGCTTGTCGTTACATTTGAAGGATGTGCTGACGAGGTTACTGCTGGTCCTGGATTAGACATAATAGATTCCTTTAAATAAGTTTAAAAGGAAGGGCTTGCGCCCCTCCGTTATTAAGCCGCAACTCGGCAAGCAAGTTCTTGATAAAGTGGGGCCCAGCCGTACAGCACATCAACTCGAGTAGGAATACTGTCGTTGTTAATGGTGTATTGGCGAACAACACGCATCGAAAGACCAATTTCCTTATCGCTTGCACGACCAGCAAAATGAACGCCTTCAGGCAACTCAAGGTCAGCCATAGCCAAAGTAAACGCATTTTTGTGCATTACGATGTTTTGTGGGCTTACTACACCATTGCCGCTTGCGTTGTACTGGCTTGCAAAGAAGGCAACAGCCGCAGTTGCAGAAGTTGTAGGAATCGACACATTTTGGAACTGACCACCGCTGATAATAGCAGGAGATACAGTAACAGAAACGCTTGAGCCTGAAGCTACGGAAACAGCAGACTTAACTACGAATGAACGCAGTTTGTTTGTGCCGTATGGCTGACGATTTTGTGGGTTAGTTGCAAACACACCAGCAATGGTAAATGTGTCACCAGCGTTCAGATTGATAGTACCAGTATTGGCGGCTGTCAAAGTGATGGTAGAGCTAGAAGCCCAGCCTGATGTCAAGAAACCAGTTGCAGTTGTAGTGTTTACAGAAGCAGTAACAGTAGCAGTTGTGAAGTTACCGAAAGTTTGTGACACGATGTTTTGGTCAAGCTTCCAGTTCATACCGCCTGAGTCACGACCCATCAAACCTTTGGTGTACTGGCTAGAGATTTGAGTTGTTGGAACAAACAAACCTTTCAAGCTGTCTACGATGGTTGCTGATGTGAATGGCTCAACGATACAGCTACGGCGGCCATCTCTAGGCGCACCTTCAGAGTCCAAGAAAGCTTGGGCATTTAGATAGGTGAGCAAAGATGTTGGAGGCGTACCAGCAGTACCAACGATGTTAGCTGTGTTCAGGTTAGCGGTAGTCGTGCCGTCAAAGTCAATTTTGTTGGCAATAGCGGCTACGGCTGGCTTCAGAATACGATCAGAGAACATATCCAAAGACAGAGCTAAGTCTTGAGTGGTGAATTGTGTATCCACATGGAACTGGGTAGAAAGAGTTACAGGAACTGAAGTTTCGTTCAAGTCCTCAACATTCAACGCAGGGCCAGTAGTACCAATGAAACGACCAGGACGGCGTACATTGACTGTTGCGCCAATCTTTGCGCCAACTACAGCAAATTGATCGTCATAGTTGCGGTCTACTTCAGAAGAAAAGGTTAATTCGTTTTCGAGAACCATCAACGCTTCGTTGGTGATTTTCGAGATAGTTAATAGCGTATTTGCCATGATTGTAATTCTCCAAAAAAATTAGGTTTATCAGCGTATCCGATTAGCTTTTCGTGCGGCCTTCCATTGGGCATACGATCCGTAGAATTCACCATTGGTGTCTACAAGAACATCTGCTCCAGCGGATTTACCGCCCTTTAATGGGCTAATAGGTGCTGGTGCTTTACTTTGAGTAACAGTTCTCGCTTTGACTTCAGGCTTTTCATCTTCAGCCTCAAATCGAGCTTCCAAACGACCAATTTCTTTAAGAGCCTTAATAGCTGGCATTTTTGACAAAGATTCAGCATATTCATCATCAGAAGCTAAGTGGTAAAGGATTTGCGCCCCAACATCCGATTCAATGATTGCATCTCTAACTGCATCACTTACTACTGTGGTGCTACTAGCTACGATCTCATCAAAATCAGGCATAGAACTCTTTGCCTTTGCTACTTTTTGATTCCAATTCTGAATAACTTTATTGCGTTCTTCATCAGCTTTACGCTGTGCTTCAACAATATCTCTATCTCTTAATGCCTTTTCAGCACTCCATTCCGCTAATGCTTCTGCATATTCAAAAGCATCATTAAACTGGCTTGCCTGGGGCTTATCATCAACATTAGCTGTTTGGGCTATTGGTTGAGGATTTGCCTTTGCTTCTAACTCTCTTAAACGGCTTTCCAGTTGTTCGGCACGAGTATTTGCTTCATCTCTTTGCCTAGTAATCTTAGAAAAACGCTTTTCTAACTTGTCTTTTGGCTTTTCTGCTTCCTCAGCTTCATCCTCTGCCTTCGGTTCACTCGAAGATTCCTCAGTCGCTGGCTCTGAATCAGGACTGTCCTCTACAGGAACATCAACTGTTTCAGCCGCAGTTTCTTCAGGAGAATCCGCTAAACCTAATCTTTCTGCATAAAATTCTGCCGCATTACCACTTGTTACTACATTGCTTGCTTCTTTGACTTCGGCCATGATTTCTCAAGCTCCTAGTTATTACCACCGATTAAAATACTAAATTATTTATTTGTCAATTATCTTTTAATAATGACTTAATTTCATCTTGGTGCTTTTTAAGCTCCTCAGCAGACATACCTTCATATATGCTTTTTGGCTGATTATCAGGCTCATATTTACGACCAGCCCTGCGTGCCATTTCACGCAAAATAAAATCTTCTCTATTTGACCCGATTACTGTAGCCATTATTTGTCCAATTCTTTAATTTCATGTTCTTCTGCTCGTTTACCCATATCTTCAAAGGTCATTCTAGCTTTTGCAAAATTTGGATATCGTGAATGTATAATACCTGTTTCTTTATTAAAAATAGCGTGTGGTTTATCTTCTTTACGCTTTTCTTCCTTCATTACAGGCTTTTGTTCTTTAGATAAACCTAGCTTTTTAGCCATAAAATCTTCACGATTTTCAGAAGTTACTACCTGACGGCTTTTTTTGTTGCGTTGTTCTTCTCTTTCCTTGCGCATCATGTCCTGAATCTTATTAACCGTGTTGGCATCTTTCTTTTTTAAAATCTTTTTATCAACAGCTTTTACAACATCAGAATCGTATTTTTCTTTATTTAAAGCGTATTTGTAACTTTCTTCAGCCTTGCTCATATTAAATTGCCCTTTCAATAGCTTCTGCATCGGTTGATTTTTCGGAACTGGTGCTTATTGTAGCCAAAATATAGGCTAATTCAGCTTTCATACGCTCAATTTCAAGCCTTGTTTCGTTATCAATAACCGTATCGTTAGCCTGAACCTCTGTCCGTAATTGGCTATCTGCCATACGAGCATCCACCTGCATTTGCGTGCGTTGAGTTTCAGCGGCTTGTTTTTGTTCTTCAATAGAAGCACGATAGGTCATATCCATTTGCATAGCTTGTAATTGTTGTTGTAAGTCTTGTATGGTTTGCTGACTTTGTGCCAATTGCATTTGAACTTGTGGTGGAATATCCGATTTTTCGTCAATTTGCGCCAATGGATTAGCCGCCGCCAATCGGTCTGCAATGATGTCTGCGCCTGGGAAATCCATGTTACGGAACACTAAATCACCAGCTTGCTTCATTAAATCAGGGTCTACGCCCATCATGCTAATCATGGAATCTACGGCTTCTTGGCGTTTAGAGTTGTAGCCAGGGCCTGTTTCCATTGTTACATCGTATTCGCCAACAGTCACATCGTTAAGAATGGTTTCCACGCCTATTTCATTGACTGTACGCTCATTGACATTAACAATTTCGCCTTTGCCATCATCGCCAATAATGCGTAAAACCCTTTCCCTGTCGTAAACAGTTGGAATAAGGTCAAGAATAATGCGCCCAGTTTGCTTGATAGAACGAGTCAAATTATCGTAATAATGATAATTGGTCATATCGGCTTGCTGTTGTTGGCCTTGGATTGCTTTGCCTGACTGATTGCCCTGCGGAAGCATCGATGGATCGTAAATACCAACTACAGCCATTAAATCTTGGTTTAGCCCTTCTAATGCCGTAACGATGCCCATTGGAGGAGCTTCAGGCTGTAGTCGTTGTGGCAAAGGGGCTTCTCTGCCTTCGCTGTCTGTTTGCTTGTAACGCAATACAGGCATGGATTTAATGTTGGCTTGCGCCCATTCTTCTTCATGACCTTCATCTTGGCCTTCTGCCAACAGCCATTTGGCTTTAGGTGCTAGGGCTACCGACTCAGTCAGCGCAGTAGACCAAAAGTTATACATCCGCTGTGGATCTTTAGCCATACGAGTAAGGCCAAACTTCTTCTTTTTGCTATCTACAATAAGTTGCTGACCATAAACAGGCACGACTGGAATGTATTTACCAGCCCAATCACGCTTTTCTAGGATTTGCATACCAGTCAGCTTTACCCATTTAATTTGCTTTTTGACTGTAATCCTGCGGCTAACCTCATAAATACCAGCTTCCAGCATGGCATCCTGCTTTGGCATTTCATCTTCATAAACTGTAGTGCCATCGCTTAAAAGCACCAGTTTTGTATGCGTATATTCGGTATAGAAGTATTCAGCAATGCGAATATCTTCCTTGGTAATCCATTCAGACTGGCTATCGCCTGTTCCTCTAGGTGTAAACCCTGCATCGGTTTCTGCATCAGGGTACATCTTGCGGAAAGCAT